GCAACCACGCGCTTGCCCGGATCGAGATCGGGGTCAAAGCGCAGCTTCATTAAATGGCGTTCCCGAAAATCAATGGAAGGACCTTGCGCAAATGAGTGGACCCGAAGCCATTCCTGACATCTCCCTATTGAAAAGTAGCCGGCTCGCCGTATGGAGGCAGTGTATCGCCAAAAGCCGTCCGTGGTTGAGAAAGCTCCTCAAACGCCTGGAGGCGATCGAGTTTCCTGGGACCGCAACACGTTGGTCACAGGATTCGGCGCAAAGCGAGCATCCCGGTCGGTTGCATCGTTGCAATTTGACCGTGGACCGCCTTCCACCGCTGTTCTGATCAAAGTCGAAATGTGTCAAACCCGGCTGAAGGGCCGCGGTCCCACAAACCGCTGATGGCGCGACCTAACCATAATCACGGGATTGGCGAAGGTCGGCTTTCCACCGATACTGTTGAAAAACCCGCGCAACGGGCTGAGGACGGCAACATCTGAATCAGCGAGCGCCTGGTCGTGATTGTTCATTGCCTGACTGCACGCGCTCGCGAATCAATCTGTCGCGCTCGCCATGTCCTCGGAGTTTTTCAACAGTATCCACCCAAAGCGGTCACCCGATGGGGCCGTCGGTATGAGCAAGCCGCCTGTTCCCAAAGGCTGGCCGCCCACGGATCGCAGATCGCGTGCCAATCAGATTTTCTCGCTGACAGCCGATCTGATCGCGCACCGCCACGGCCTCCAGGCGGTCGCTGGAGTGACGGTCCGTCAGGGCGTCCGCGCCGCGTAGCACGCTCTGTAGCCGCCTAGCGGCGGGGTAATTTCCTTTCGCGCCCGCGCAAGATTATTGCCCGCTCGCCGGCGAGGTGGCAGGATCATGTCTGACGGATCGGCGGACCTCCCCGAAGGGGACTCGCTGCCGCCCCGGCCATTTGCGCCCCGAATGAACGAACAAGAGCAGGGCGCACCATCCCAGACAGATACGCGCTTGGCGCGCGAGCCTGCTTGCCTCCACCACCGGCACCCGTTCGCACGTCTGGCGCACCTCGATCGCCCCTGGTGCAGATGCGGCCGGTGCGGGGCGATGGCCCTCTGCGGGGGTTCCTTTCAGCACCGGCCGCGCATCTCGAAAGGGAAACGCGATGGCCACCACCTCCACCAGCCGTGCCTCACCAGACGCCTTACGCGAACGCTTCAAGAATGCGCGGCGAGTGCCGCAGATGCTGGAGGTGCGCACCCAGGTGCGCGACACCATCAAGCGGGTGTCCGATGAGATGGACGATGCGGACGGCGGCGACGGCAACGCGGAGCTGCAAGCGCTGTTTGCTCAGCTCAAGGCGCTGCTCGATGAAATCGACAGCCGGGTGAAACGCCAAGCGACGATCGATGACCTCGACCGGCGCGCCGCGGGCAACCCGCTTGGCGGCAGCGGTGACGCGACGTGGGATCGCCAGTGCTGCGAATTCTCCATCACCAAGGCCATCGCAGCGGCGTGTCAGATGCCCGGCATCGATGCCGGCCGCGAGCGCGAGACCAGTGCCGAGCTGGTGCGCCGCTCTGGCCGATCGTTTGAAGGCATCCCCATTCCGGTGCGTGCTCTGTCGCACAACGGCCCGATGCGCGACGCGATGGGGCGGCGTGCCACCGAGCAGCGTGTCATTTCCAGCACCACGCCACCGGCAGGTCCTGGAGGTGCGCTCATCCCCCTGGTGCTCGACCCCACGCAGTATATCGACGTGCTGCGGCCGGGGATGGTGGTACGCGGCTTGGGTGCGCGCGTGCTCAGTGATCTGCGCGCCAATCTCGATCTGCCGCGTATGACAGGCGCCACGACCTACGGGTGGTTCGCGGAGAATTCCGCCATCCCGACATCGGATGAGACGTTCGACCGTGTGAGCCTGCGGCCGCGTCATGCCGGCGCAATTTTGACCGTTTCGCGGAACATGATCCAGCAAAGCAGTCCCGATATAGAGGCAATTGTCAGAGACGACCTCGCGCAAGTTCTCGCGCGTGCCGTCGATAGCGCGGCACTGGTGGGGCCGACAGGATCCGCCATTCAGCCGCAGGGCATCATCTACACCCCAGGTGTCACACAGGTGCCCGGTGCGGCGCCGACATACGATCTGATGGTGGACATCGTGAGCGCACCGGCTGAGTTGAACGCGCTCATGGGATCCTTGGGCTGGGCAGCGAGCTTCGCCACGCGCGGCGCGCTGCTGAAGCTCAAGGACAACTATGGCCGGCCATACGGTCTCGACATTCTGGGCCAAGGCTATCCGTTCGGCTTCACCAATCTGGCCACCGACGCCACGAACGTGACCCCACTCATCTTCGGCAACTTCAACGACCTGATCCTGGGCTTTTGGTCGGAAATCGACCTGCTGGTGAACCCGTATTCCGACAGCGCTTTCAGTGCCGGCAACGTGCAACTTCGTGGTGCGATGACGCTCGACATTGCGCTGCGTCACCCCGAAAGCTTCGCGTGGTGCCCGCTCGATCTGACGGGGACGCCGCCGCTCGCAAGCCAGCAGCCCGCACGCAAGTGAGCGACACCATCGAGCACCGCGCGCTCGCCACGGCGGTGCGTGCACAAGGGCGCCGGCTTGTCGGCTACGCCGCGACGTTCGGCACACCGGCCGACATCGAGGGGCGATTTACCGAGACAATCGCGCGCGGCGCCTTCAGTGACACGCTCAATAAGCGCGATGACGTGCTGGCACTGGTGGACCACGACACATCGAAGCTGCTCGGACGCACCGCGTCGGGCACCTTGCGGCTGGCCGAGGATGCACGCGGGCTGTCATTCGAGGTGGACGTGCCGCCGACCACGCTGGGCAATGATGTGCTGGCGATGGCCGAGCGTGGCGACCTCGGTGGGATGAGCTTCGGCTTTCGCACGCTGGCCGATCACTGGAGCGATCAAACGACGCGCGAACTGCGCAGCGTGCAGCTTGTCGAGGTCAGCGTGGTGCACGCCTTCCCCGCGTATGGCGGCACATCGGTGATGGCGAGGCAGCGAGCTGGAGTGACACAATATGATCCCACCGCTGCCGCGCGCCGTCGCCGGCTGGTGGATGCGCTGTGATGGCTGCGGTGTTGCGACGCGCTGCGATCTACGTCGAGTACAAGCTGCTAAACCGCGTGATGCACGTCGAGTGCAAGCTGCTGCGCCATGTGCGTGTGATCCACGTCGAGGGCCGTCGCCGGCTGGTGGAGGCGCTGTAAGTGGCGCTGCGCGAGCGCATCGGCCGGTGGCTTCTGCGCGACACCGAGCGCCGCGACATGAGCGCATGGGCGCCACCCTTCGCCGGCAGCTTCCTCTCGGCACCGTATTACGGCGGCCGCAGCCAAGCAGAGAACGTCGCCACCATCTGCGCCTGCGTTGACGTGATATCGAGCGCCATCGCGACACTGCCGGCCATCGTTTACGAGACCCTACCCGATGGAAACAGGCGCGAGCGCGCCGATCATCCGGTGGCGCGCCTCATACGCCAGCCGAACCGCGTGCAGTCATGGCCCGATCTGGTGCGGTTCTTCATGGCGCAGGTGCTGCTCTACGGGAATTCGCTGCTCACCATCGAGCATGACGGCGCCGGCCAGCCCGTCGCACTCAACCCGCTGCCGTGGTGGAACGCGCAACCCATCATCGTGCCGGCGCAGCCCGAGGAAGCGATGGGGCCGCTCGCACCATCGGGGCGCCTCGCATTCGACACTTTACGCACCGTGGCACCGTGGGGTGGCACTGGTGTGCCGCGTCGCTACTTCGTGGAGGATGTTTTCTACCTGCGCGACAGATCGGACACGGGCGTGCTGGGCAGCTCCAGGCTGTCGCGCGCTCCCATGCTGGTGCAGCAGGGCCTCTCGGTGCAGGCGTTCGCCACGTATCTCTGGGAGAATGTCGGCACGCCCAGCATGGCGCTGACGCACCCCGGCAAGCTTTCCAAGGAAGCCGACGATCGCATCGCCTCATCGTGGAACACCACGATGGTGGGCGCGCTCAATGCGCGGAAGGTGCTGATCCTCGAGGAAGGCATGAAGCCCGACGCGGTGGCATCGACCGCCGAGGACCTGCAGGTGCTGGAGAGCCGGAAGTTTGTCGCCGAGGAAGTGGCCCGCTTGTTCGGTGTGCCGCCGCCCCTAGTGGGGATCTGGGATCACTCGACCTTCACCAACTCCGCAACCGCGTCATCGTGGTTCGCCACCAACACGCTGTCGCCCTGGTGCGCGGCCATCGAGCGCGAATTTGCCCGCGTGGTGTTCAACGATCCCGAGCGCTTTCACCTGGAGCTGGACCTCGGTGCGCTCATCAAGGGCGACTATGCGACCCGGGCCCAGGTCGGCGTGAACCTGGTACGCGCCGGGGTGATGACGGCGAACGAGCTGCGCCAAGAGCTGGGCTACGACACGCACCCCGACGGCGATCGGCTCCAGGCGCAGGCGATCGGCGGCCGGCCGGAGGGTGTCGGCGACGGCGAAGGCGACGCACTGCCCGAGCCTGGAGCGCGGCCGAACGGCAGCGGCAAGGCGAACGGTGCCGGCGCGGCCGTTTAGGCGAGGCTACGCGGCGCCTGGAGCTTCGGCCGGCTCCGATGGTGCGGCCGGCGACCACGCGCCGTGTGCGACCGCCTGGAGCACTCATGCCGCCATCTCGCGAATGAGGCGCACCGGCTCTGTCCCTTCCGAGAGGAAGGCGGCCCACTCGTCCATCAGTCCGCGCCGCACATCGAGCAGGTCGGTGCGCTCGTAAGCGCCGCGTGTGCCACCGAGCACGTGCGCCAGGGCGCGCTCCGCCGCGTCGGCCGGCTTGCCGTTGTCGGCCGCCCAATCACGGAACGTGCTGCGAAAGCCGTGCACGGTGAGGTCTTTGCGCCCCATGCGACGCAGCACTGCGGTGAGCGTCATGTCCGACAACACTTTGCCGCGGTCGCGGCCGAAAAAGATCAGCCCGCTGCCGTCCCTGATTTCGGCGAGCCTGAGCAGGATCATCAGCGCCGCCCGCGACAGCGGCACGCGGTGCTCGCGCCCAGCCTTCATGCGCTGCGCCGGCACCGTCCAAATGCCGCGTGTCAGGTCCACTTCCTCCCAGCGCGCGCCGCGCACCTCACCACTGCGCGCGGCCGTCAAGATGGCGAATTGCAGTGCGAGCGCGCCTATGCCGGCTTCCTCGCGCAGCAGGCGCATGAAGCCGGGCGCCATGCACCAGTGCAGCGCGGGATGCGGTTCCGTCACCGCCAACCGGCTCTTGGCCGGCAATGCGTATTTCAGATGACCGCTCCAGGCGGCGGGGTTGGGGCCGCGCTCACGCCAGCCGCGCACGGCCGCGTAATCAATGACCGCCTCGATGCGACCGCGTAGCCGCGACGCGGTTTCCGGCTTCGCGCGCCAGATCGGGTTGAGCACCGCCAGCACGTGCGAGGTGTCAAAGTGCGCAATCGGCACGTCGCCGATGATGGGATAGGTCTGCGCGAGCGTGTTGCGCCATTGCTGCCGGTGCTTGGGGTTTTTCCATCCCGCCTCATGCGCGGCCAAGAATTCGTCCGCTGCGAAAGCGAACGTCTCGCGCTCCGGGGTCGCCGTGGCGGTGCTGAATATGCCATCGGCGGCACGTCGCCTCGCCAGCGGATCGATGCCTGCCGCCACCATCTCGCGGGCGTCATGATGGAGCGCGCGTGCCTGGGCGAGATTGAGGCGGTCGGCACTGCCGAACGACATCGAGCGCTGCCTGCCTTCCCACTGGTAGCGGTAGTGCCAGTAGCGGCGCTCTGGCGCCTCGACCACCAGCCAAAGGCCGTTGCCGTCGCCATACAGGCCCGGTGCGGTGTTCCGTCTGACCGCTTGGGCGGTGAGCAGGTGGCCCTTTCGCTGCCTGATCCTGGCGCGCGGCGTGAAGCCGTTTGGGCCGCTTCCAGTTTCCATTGAAACTACTCCCATTCTCATGCGGCGAGACGGCCGCCACCGATAGCGGCCGGCCGCGAGCGCCTTATTGCGACCCGTGGCGACTAGGAGTTAGGCGGCGAAGCCAGCAAAATCAAGCGCTTCGGCTCGCTGCGACCTATCATGAGTGGGAGGTTGGCGGAGGGGATGAGATTCGAACTCACGATAGAGGTTGACCCCCTATAACGGTTTAGCAAACCGCCGCCTTCAGCCACTCGGCCACCCCTCCGC